AAGAACGAGTTGCAGGTCGAAGAGTTCTTTGCGGAACTAGGCGCACAAGTAGAAACAGCGAATAACAATCGCATAGTGTCTATGGAGCAGTTCAACACTAGCGAAGCAAACTCCATGAACCAGTACAACACCAGCGTACGAGATGCGCGGGACAAGTTTAACTCCCAGATGCAGTTTGCTGTAGACCAGTCTAACGCCGTGTGGAGACGTGAAGTAAACACATCTAACACAGCTTTGCAAAATGAAACCAACCGTATCAACGTCCAGAACGAGTACAACGCAAATCAAAATGCCTTGAATAATCTGTGGCAACAGTACCGCGACAACGCCTCGTGGAACTTCACCAAAAGTGAGAACGCTTTAGGCAGAGACCACGACATGGGCCTTAATGCCATGAACTTTGCGAACAGTGAAGGCTTGTACGATAAGAAGCAAAAAGATGCACTTGCTGCGGGTATTGGTAACTGGCTGGCTCGGTTATTTTAGGATAGGAAGTAAGTATGGGATTTAGTTTAAGAGAGGCTTTCACAGCCGCGTTTGATATCGGTAAGGACCTTTTTCTTGGTGAGGCTACTAAAAGCGGTGTTTACGACACAGCTACAGGTAAGTACATAGATACTTCAAGCAGACCAGAAGACGGTGGGTTTCTAGGTCTTATCAGCAAGGGTGCCAGAACCTATGCAGCGATGCAGGATTCTGATGAAGAAGGTATTTTTCAAACCCCAGAACATGGGGGCTACACAGCCAAGCGCGGCTACCGCCAGCAGCAGGCTAGTCTTTCCACACAGCGATACACCCCGACAAACCGTATGTACCAAGATGCTATCGTTCGCCGCATGAAGCAGGTAAACTTCGAAAAGAACCTACAGCGCATGACAGAATCTACAACGGTTCGCCCGATATCTCGCCGAAGGTCTCCTATTTCTGCAGGTAAGACAACGATTACTCGTCAGACACGCGCACCAAGCGTACTTTCAGCAAAAACAACAAAAACAACAGCGTAAGGGGAACCTCGTGGCAGAAGAACAATACTTCGACGAATTTAACACAGCACCACCCGGACACTCCCTTACTGAGGACAACAGCAAGTGGCCTTGGGGCCGTCCACCTGAGATGGTAGACCCAGACCAAGCTATGGATTCGCTTGTCGATAAGCTAATGGACCCTCGCAAGAAGCAGGAGATGTTTAAGCTGTTGATGGTAGGTGTATCTGTTGAGGTTATCGTAGAAGGTATGCTATTCCAAGCGTTTCGTGATGGGCGGTTTACACCGGATGTGGGACTACTTATAAAAGGCCCCCTTGGTATCGTCATTGCTGACATGGCTGAAGAAGACAACATACCCTACCGTCTGTTTGAAAACGACAACGCCCTAGACGAAGGCGACATGGATGACCAAACCTTCGTACAGATGATGAAGGATAACAACCCACAGATGTTTGAATACATTCGTGAGAACTTAAACGCGGCTATCCGCGAAGGTAACGCACCAAAGGAGCCTAGCTTTATGGATATGGATAGAGGGGGAGAAGAATAATGTCTGCACTCATGTCATTCGCAACAGGGTTCCTCAACGGCAGTGTTCAAGTACAAAGAGAAAAAGCCGCAAAGGAGATTGCGGATAAAGAAGCAAAAGCCCTAACTCAAAAAGAGGCTATGGATAGGTTCGCGGGATTGGACTTTGAAAACACCCCGAAAGAGGTGGCTCTTCTGTTTGGTAAGCAAGCCTTTGGACCCGACTTTACTCTTGCTGACGTAGGCAACATGTTTAATAAGGCAGGGACTACCCAAACATTTGGAACGTATGACCTCAATCTAGTTCAAGAGTACGACTACCAGACTATGAACGGGTTTGACCGTTCTCAGATTTTTTGGCAGAGCTTCAATAACCAGCTTTCATCAGAACAAGGATTTAAAAACGCTTTATCCCACTTCAAAGCCAACCCTCGTGATGCTAAACTTCTAGGTGATGCTGTTCGGACTAACGAATACGAATTGAGAGTAGGTAACGTCGGAAGACAAAAAGGTAAAGGTGTTGAGGATACAGGCATCCAGTACATAGACTTAGATGGTCAATACGGAAATGCCACTCGTTTGTTTGATGAACTGGGAATTAAAAATGTAAGTGAAGACGCTAACAGAGATATCGCATCACAGGTTATAGACTTTGACCCTGAGACAGAGATACCCGTCCTTATGAATACCCGTCAGACAGGCGGTTCTATGGTTCCGGTAGCTGTTGGTATAGATAAGAACACATACAGCCTACTAGCAGAGATGTCATCTAAGACAGGGTACGGCACCGTCCAGAACATGATTACAGATTTCAGCGTCGATGCTGACTTCAGAAAGATAGATGAAACCAACGAACAGTTTGCGCTTCGCCAAAACGAAATATTAACTAAAGCAGCAACTATGTACGGCACAGGTTTTGCAGATTACCTGTCTAACCCTGCGCGTATGGATGCAGCCACAACAAAAGGCCACCTAGATAAGCTAGCGAAACTTACAGGCGGAGACCGTGAGGAGCAAATCAGGATTATGTCCTTGATGGTCAAGACTCCTGCAAACACGTTTAGTAGAGCTAGAAAATATCGTTATTCACAAAATAACTCGCAATCTGTAAAGGCTATACCTACAGGCACCATGTTTGTGGAGAGAGTTACCGGGTTAAAGGCAGACGACTTTAACGAAGGCTTTGCAGCCCAAGAAGATGCCGTGCAGTATCTAGATAGACTGCAAGAGTTAGAAAAAGAACTTGGACAGCAAGTAGGTACCGGATGGTTGCGGGGCTTCGCCGCAACTGCTAAACGTTTTGGCATACAGCTAGAACAAGGCAGCACCACCCTGTCTAATTTGTTTGGTAAGAGTGACGACTTTTCACAAACTGCAAGCGGTACAGACTTATCTGACCTGCAGGCTACAATAATGGCAGTAAACCCCGCGATAAATTTAGCAGACATATCCGAATCGGATGCTCTCAAATTAACCCTAGCTGCTAAGATGGCCCGTGCCATCGACCCTTCTGGTCGCCTATCTAACCAAGACTTTGAGATTCAGCTACGTCGTCTGGGAGACGGTGCCTTCGATACTCCTCAAGATATCGCACGTAAACTGGCTACTGTTCGTAAAGACTTCGAAAAAGACCTGCAGTACAAGCGCCGTTTAAAGTCAGTCATGGATGACCAAACAGAACTGACCCCACAGGTAGCCCGCAGTATTCAGGCTTCGTTACGTCTGAGAAACTTAGAAGGTCAGATATTTGGAGTTGCAGGAAGAGGTGGGATTGCAGGTGCTGGTCAAGAGCAGCCTGATGCGTCTCTCGCAGATACACCTGTAGTATCTCAACCACAATCACTACCGGAGTACAATACCCCTAGCGGCACAACTTTCTACGGCCCTGATGCAGGTGGTAAGTTCTACAAAGACCCGCAAGGAACACAGCTTGTATCTCCGGCTGAGTTCAGACAAGCAAATCAGTCTACATAGGGAACATAATGGCACAAACAGCTATAGCAGGTTCGCAGGAACCGACACGGACTCAAGTGACCCTACAGCAGGAGCCTGTTCTTGGCGTAACTACGCAGGTGGAACAGTCGGGGGATATCTCTGCGGAAGCAACCGAGGACGTTCGCCAACAACGCGAAGGGTACACCTTCGAGAACTACATGGCTACTGCTTCTGATGAAGATTACATGGCTATGTCTGCTATGAAAGCGCAAGCTGACGCAGGTGATGACGAAGCCTACATGAGTATGATGGCAAAACTGGCCCCTACAGTACAGCCGGGTCAGACTGTACAGCCTTTCACTCGTGAGGGACAGACAGTTGTTCCTGCAAACATAGTGGACCCATACAAGGTAAACAAAGCAGAACTTCTTGCAGAACAAAAGCAAAAACTAAATGCCTTTCTTCTTGATAAGGTTCCAGACGAACGAGTTCGCCAGATACTCACAGACAATATTAGTGCGGGTGATTTCTCTGACATCTTAGGAGAAAGACTGGCTGAACAAGGAAGAGGTGCTGGACAGCTAGCGGCCACCGTAGTAGGTAAATCCCCTATAAACACAGCGGCTAAGTATGCCTTCTTTGCATATCAGGATTACATGAGCGGCAGAAGCGATAGTTTTGGCGCGGCGTACTCTGCGTATTCTCCGCAGATAAAGGCTGAATCTGAACAAAAACTAAACAGCATAGCATCTGTAATGTCAGGGCCGACTCTAGGTAGGGCCGCACAAAACGGCATAAAAAGAATACTCGATAAGAAACTAGCTGACGAAGAAATCACACAGCAAGAGTACGACAGCATTGTATTCGACGAAGAGGGTAGAGAAAAACGCTTTATCTCTGACGAAGATGCTCAAGCAACTTTAAGTTATTCCTTTGACCAGATGTCTATGAGCCAAAAGTTTGGTGCTATCGCACTAGAAAATGTGGTGACACTGGCGGGGTTTGGAGCCAGTAAAACAATAGCAGGTAAGGAAACTCTAAAGAGGGTATACAAGCTAAAAGAAGAGTACGCTGATTTAGTAGTTAAGGGACAGAAGATAGGAGATGTCGAAGACATTACCGAAGTAGCCAAGCTGCTTAATATAGCAGGTAAGATGGGGTCTAATCCCGTATCCCGTAAGCTGCAGAAAATAAACATGACGAACCTAGAAATAGGTATAAAGCAGCAACGCCTCGACAAAACTTTGCAGAGGGCTGCGGATGAGAATGGTGTGTTAGGCGCACAGTTGGATGCTATGAAACGTGCGGGTGTCACCAAGGTAGACCCAGACTACGTAATCCTCAAAAATCAATATGAAGCATCATCTAGCCGCATATTACGTGCTACGTTCAGCGGAAGAACACTTCCGTTGGTTGCGGAGAACGTTCAAAATGCTTTGATTATATCTGCGGGTCAGCTAGCTAGCAGAGAGTGGCTTCCCGGAGCTACGGGTTTAGATGCCGATACGTCTGAGATGATTGGCGCACTTGCTATGGGTGTAGGTGGTTACAAAGTTGCCACCAAGGTAGGGGCACCTTTGGGTAGGGCTGTAACACGACCCTTTGACTTAGACAGGATGTCTGTTAAAAATGCTATGGGCCGCACCTTTGACTACATAGCTTACGTGGCTACAGGTGGTGTTGCCAAGAGTCTGTTCACAGACGACTCCATTCGCAGGTTCGAAGCGGCAACCGGAAAGACACTAACACCCTCTCAACTGAAAGGTGTTCGCTACGCAACTCGTCTTATACAGAACATGGACGACGAAGACATGGAACTGGTAGTCAAAGCTGCAGATGATTACCTCGACTTACAAGACAGAATCGTATCTCGTTTTCCAGAAGCAATGCAAGCACAAGCAACAGAGGCGTTTACCTTATCCTTTGCAGAGGCGACAGCAATAGGCCCTCTAGCAGGTCTGTCCCGTCTATCTCAAGGCAGGGTTGATGTGCGTGACCTTAGTAATCTAGGGGATGTAACTGCCTTCCAGCTTGCACAGGAAGCACAGCTTACTCGCACAGAACTTGCCTTAGACAATCTAGCAGAGTTGGCAGGTGGGATTGACGACACCACGGATAAGCAACGAGTTCTCGATTTCGTACGTGACGGTAAAGCGGCTCTACGTGAAAACAAAAACACTCTCAACATAGAAGCAGAACAAAACATAGCCTACCTAGATAGCCTAGAGACAGCTATATTTGATGACTTGTCTGTGGACATACCTGACGGTACGTTCGAGAAGTTGTTCCTTGCCCGAAAAGCAAGCCACGAACGTTTAGGAAGAGCTTTCGACAGCAAAGCAGAAATCATACGACTACAGGAAACTTTTGAAGACGGTTTGGCAAATCGTATGGAAGCTGTGTCTGGGTTCAGAGGAAAGCCAGAACACGAGCAAGTGTTACGTGCTGAAACAGAATCGTTTATCAATGTACACATGGACGTGATAAAGGCACGAGGTTCTCTAGCCTACGAGAACGTAGTTGCATTTTCAGAGGGAAGAAACCCTATAGATATAGCACCTCTCATAAAGCAAACATTGCAGGATATGGATATATCTGACATAAAGACTTTCTTTGCTGCAGAGGGTGAGTTTTTTAATGGTAAGCTCGGTAGGCAAGCGCTTGAAGTCATGGAAAACATGATGAAGCGAGTTGTTCCAGCGGAGCAGATGGGCGAGATGAGAAGCCTACTGAAGCAAGCAGACGAGTACAAAGGAGCAGAGAGTCTTGTAGATGAGCTTTCTGATTTGGAAGTAGCTCTTCGTATTGATGATTCTTCTGATACGCTGTCTATGTTCGCACAGGCTAATCCCTACGAAATAGATGTTATGAGACGTTCTTTTAGAGACTACGCTTTCCAGCTAAAAGACAGAAACCCAGAGCTTGCCCTGCAGTACCGCAAATTTGAAAAGAAGATAGACGGACTTATCAAGTCGCAAGACCCTGAGATGTTTGACATGCTAGAGAATGCTCGTGAGGTTTACAAATCAGAAGTGGGTGATAGACTCCGTTCGGGTAGTTTCTTGAACAAGCTAGACAAGTCTAAGCAAAACAAACTTGTTACCGCTGAAAATGGTATGAAGTATCGTTACAGCAGTGTAGACCCCGTAAGTGTATTCGACCCTATTACAACAAACATAGATGCTGTTGTCGCTGGTGGCAAAAATGGCGAAAAAGCCAAACGTAAGATAGCCAAGCATTTACATAATATTATGATTGATTTCGGAGAAAGAACACCTAAAGGTAACATGTTCGACCTCAGTAACCCTGCAAGTAAGGCCAACTTCGATGCACTCTCTGCCCTTATGAAGGAAAGAGCGTACGCTGACTGGGCCGCTGAAACTGTCAATAAGCTACAAAGAAAGAGTGGCGACATTCGCACACGAGGGTTAGGAGAGCGTCTTAGTGGTTACGATTTTGAACGTGGCAAAGGCTGGGACGAAGTTCAAGATACATTCATGGTTAAGGTCATAGACGAAAATGGCAATCAGTCTACTCGCAGTCTTATCAACCTAGACGAGTTAATTTCTCAAGAGAATAGCATAGAGAAGTTAATCGAAACAAATGCAGAAGCAAAACGCCTGTACACTGACTTTGCAAAAGAAGTAAAGGATACAGACAGCCAGCTTCGTAGAGAAATAAACAACAACGTATCGTATGAGCAGACTGCGTTCGATGAACTAAAGGACATCCTAGATACAAACCCCGATAGCTTCTTCACAAAGTTTATTGAGCAGGGTACGGCTGAGAACATGGATAGCTTACGGGACTTGTCCGTAGGTGCTTTGGTACGCTCTGGAAGAAGTCAAGATGAAGCAGCAGCTATGTTCGACATGTCTGTGAAGTCTCTTGTAAGTAGAGCCTTGCTAGCTAAAAGCAAAGTAAACCCTGTGGCTGGCTCCACTATAGCAGCAATCAAAAGCAAGAAGAAGTTTGCACAGCAGGTATCGGACCCGCAGGTGATGCTGAAAAGCATAGACGATAACAGAGAAGTTTTAACACAAGTTCTTGGTGAAGAACACGTAGGTTACCTAGAAGATATAGCAGACTTTATCAACAAAGCAGAACCTGCTCGTACGTACACTATGAACGGTATTACCAGACCATGGTATATGAATGAGGCACTGAGCCGTGTGTACAACATCGCTCGTGGTATGGTTAGTCCCTTATATGTAACCTCAGAGTTTGCCGTGAGACTAGCATCCCAAGCAAACATCGAGATACTACAGCTAGCAGGACAGAATCAAGAAGCAGCACGTATTATTACCAATATGATGAGATATCCAGAGCTAGTAACTCGCAAAGATATGGACCTCTTATCGACCACGATGAAAGAGTTTGTCGTAACTGAATTAACCAAAACAGGGGCCGACCCCTCAATGTTTTTCCCGGAGACAGAAGATGAAAATGAACAATAAAAATACCCGCAAAGCATACGCCTACGGGTCTATGGTTCGCAAACCAATGCAGATGGGTGGAATGATGTCATCTACGGCATCTATGAATCCTATGGAGCCGCGCCAACAAAAAGGTATGGAACCTGCTATGGGTATGCCGAAGATGGCAGATGGCGGCAAGCTAAAGGAGCCTAACAATCAGGGCCTAAAGAAGTTGCCAAAGCCTGTGCGTAACAAGATGGGCTACATGTCCTACGGTGGAAAGATGAAGAAATACTAGACGTACCTGTTCGAATTGTTCAGTACGTCGTCGCCCATCTCTCGTAGATAGCGAACCAAGCTGGCAACCTTGAACGTTCCCTCGTACTCAGGGAAACCTTGCTCCATAGTCTTGACGAACTCGTCAGGGTCCACAGCTTGGTAGTCTAGTTCTACGTGACCCTCTGTGTTCATAACACACGTCAGGGTAAATAGTTCTGCTTTAGCCTTCTTCGCCATCTTTGTAAGCCTTTATAACGTCAGTTGAAAATAGCTTCTGAAGGTTGACTAAATACATACGAGCCGCACCGTTGTCCCCGCCGGATACGGTGCGTTTTTCGTCTAGGTTGTTGATGATGCGCTTGAGAGATGGCACGTCAAACACAAGGGTTGCAAAGGTGTCGTCACCGATGCACAGGTTGTGAAACCAGTAGTCTGCTTCCGTAGCAGCAATGCCTGACTTCTTACCTCTGCATTCGTATTCTATGGCGATGTTGCCTGTCTTCATCCACATACCACGCTCAGACTTAACTTCAATCTTCTTGTCTTGTAGCATGTCAGCAACACGCTTCTCACGCACCTTGCCGTACTGTAGGTCGAGGTCGAACTTTTTACGGTTGAATACACTGGGTTCTAAGCTCATTACTTACCTCTTTTGAATTTACGACCTACAAAGAATACGGTCACGTTGATTAGGGTGTTGACAGTGATAGCCCCTAAAAGCCACCACTGCCACCAGTTAGGCCAGTCTACACCACCCGTCATGCTGCTGTCAAGTCTACAACTTCACACACGCCAGCCGTACAAGCCAGTTCGCGGGAACCTGTGGTGTTGTCTTCTTTTTCAAACTCAGTCAGCTTGTCCCAATCAATGTTCACTTCACCGTAGTGTAGCTTCCACTCATTGTACTCATCAGCATTGATGTCCTGATAAGGAGCTTGCTGATACGTGTGGTCACTATGCGGAAGAAACGACACGCCAGAGGCAACGTCAAAGTTCTCGTACACCCACGCACCCACTTCCATCCACTCGTCCTCTTTAACAGAGATAGTTACAGATGGCTTGTGTTCACACCAATGTATAGCATACGTCTTCCACAATTCTAGCTGTTCGATAGCAGTCATCTGCGTACGAGTGACAGCACCTTGTGGGGACTTCATAGCGAAGCTGAAGACAGTTGTGCTGTCCGGCTTCATCACGTCAGGCTCGTTGTGTATTCCTTGTTCGATAAGGAATTGCGTCAACGGGTCTTTGTTGTCTCCACGTACTGTGCGGATGTAGTGGTCATTGTGACGAGCATGAATCCCACTAGCGGTGTCGGTTAGCTGTGACACAGTACCCGACGGCTTTACACAAGTGATTGCAACTGACTGCTGGATTCCAAGCATGTTCGCAAACTCTGCGTTTGTGTCCACGGCTACCTGCCGCATCTCTTCTAGCCAACGCTTGCTGTCTACGTTCTTTGAGAGTACGTGATGGTCCATGATACCAGTCAAGGACACGCCCAACAAGCGTTCTTCTTCTGTGTTGTCTTTCCATATCTTCCTCAAGTATTTGAAGTTCGTTAGGGTAGACTGCAAAGTTCCGATGATTGTTGCAACACGTACCTTACGCTTCAAACTCTCAAGGTCGTCTGATTCACGAACCATGACCTCTGACAAGTTGCAAAACTGGTACGGACGAAGAATAATCTCAGAACATGGGTTGGTACCCCACATGTGTCCTGTCTCACGTCTGCCGTTCCGAGCAACCTGCTTGTCTGCCGCATCACGGTTGAAGACACCACGCTCACCGGACTTGCTGTCGTATAGGGCAAGCCATTCACGCATGAAGGTACCCATCTCAGGCTTACCTTTGTAGGCTACAGAGTTGTTAGCCAGCGCACGTTGCCCTTCGTTCTCCCACCATTGACCTGACTTGGCATGTGCCATCTGGTCATCATTTAAGTTAGACAAAGAGATTAAAGCACTGCGACGTACACCACCAACAACTACAATCTCACCTACCTTACACATAAGGTCGTGACACTCAATTGGAAACAGCTTACGTCCCGCCGCTTTCTTGAATGTCTCCACAGTGAATGAGAACAGTTCAGCCAACGGCTGTGGACCAGACGCTCTGCCACCCATGACCTTCAAGCGTTCTCCTGCCGCACGTACAGCAGACATATCAATCTGTGGAATCTGCCCTGCGTACAGTAGCGCAACAAGTTCGCGGTAAGCCTTGGCCCATCCCGGCTTGCTATCGCCTACCTTAATGACGGTATCCGTCTGATGAAAGTTGTCAGACACAGTAGGCATCTTGTCTACGTTCTCACGCTCTACTGAGAATCCGACTCCTGTTCCGCACATAAGTATAAACATACACTCATCAAAACTACGGGGGCTATCAACAGGGATGTAACTACAATTAAATCCAGCCACGTTATCTCGCTCAAGGGCCTCTCCTGCGGTCATCATAGCTCTCATAGAGGGCATGACATCTTGGTTTAGTATGCTCTGTTCTATCTCAGCTACGTCAGAATCACGTAGTTTGTAGCTCAGTTTATTAGAAATGTGGTTTTTCATGAAGTTGACGTACCGTGATACGGTCTCGTCCCAGTTCTCTCTGCGCTGGTCTTCTTCTATCCAACGGGCATATCTGGACTTGTGAATGAACTGCTGATAGGCAGTAGGTAATAGGTTACTCATCTTGTTCCTCTACATCTTTTCTTGTTATCGGGTTGGTGCATACATAGCAAGACATGCCACTAAATAGTTTCATAAGCAACTCTGATATATACTGAGTATTCTTACAATGTTTGCAGGTATATTTAATCATTGCCTTCCCATTCTTTTGGAAGGTAAACGTTTACATCACTGCCGCAGTTTGGACAGGACAAATTAGTTATCATAGAATACGATTCGTCTTCGTGGTCTATGTCGTGGTCGCCACCCCATATTAGTTCTGTTTTGCAATGCCAGCAATTCATTACGACATTTCCTTTATTAATCTTTCAAGGTACCAGTGGGCTTTTTTAAGGTCTTCAACTCCGTTTTTGTATTCGTATCTCCATATGTACTTGATAATGTTTCCTTGGAGATAGGACTCGTAGCCTGTACCTGTCGCCGCCTTGATTGCTTCAATGCACTCGATACCTGCCTGATTGTAGTGGGGTGGTTTGTTGACCATATCGGCATGAGCGGCTCCGTTGCGCTTTTCTAGTAAATCAAACTGTTGCTTCATGTATTCTTCGTGTCGTATCTGGTCCATCATCTCTCGTCCCCGTCACCGCTAATCTTACCACGTCTGGCGCGGTCATGTAGCTTGTTGATGTTATACTGAGCGACATGCTGCAAATCAAAACCTAAGTCACGAGACAGTGCCGCACAATACCATAGCACATCACCAATCTCAGCGGCAAGCTCCATCTTCTTTTGTTCGAACTGCTCCACATCGTAACCATCACGAATAAATTTTTTTACCTTATTTGCAATTTCCCCAGCTTCACCAGCAAGGCCCAACGCTGGGTATACCATCTTATGTCTATCGGGATAGATAGCAGTCTTAACCGCTTCTTTTTGATAATAGTTGATGCTCCACTGGTCCTTCATTGTGTCTCTCCAAAATCTACTTTTACTATGTTATCTTCACGGGCAAGAACCTTATCGGTAATGCTCTTGGATTCCTCGTCGTCGTCAAACTCGACAGTCAGTGACTGTGCCATAGATATGAAACTAAGTCGAGCCATACCAGCATCCCACACAGTTTCGAAATCATTCTCAAGCAATTCAATCATGCCGTTCAAGACTACCATACCTGCAGGTATCTCATCAAGGTCTACTGTGTCGTCGCTTGTTGTGTCGTACGCTGTCATACCAAAGCTATCATTGTCAGAGTTGCTGAGTATAAGGTAATACTTTTCTTTCAGGAGACTTGCCTTCTCCATCTGTACTTCGATGTCATCATCCTTCATTCTTCAACCACTCCTCTGGTATGTTTTTTTCTGCCCATTCAAATCCGTGCTTGTTAGCCCACATAGCATAGGTAGTTTTACTGCCCTTGTAAATTTTATTGTTTGCGTTCATAAATACAAAGCGTATGTCTAGTTCAGGATACTGCTTCTTGATAAGCGACATCTTAGCCCTGTCAGCCCTATCTAGGTGACCCTTGGCTTCCACGTAAATGTTTGTTTCTATTAAGTAAAAGTCTGGAGTATACGTTCGCGGCTTGGGTATATATGTCAGCTTCTGTGTTTCGTACTCAAATGAAACACCCTTCTCTGCGAGGGACTTGGCTATGTTTATCTCGAACATAGAACGGTACTTGGTACCTCTCATAAGTCTTGCAGGGGAAACCCTGCCTTTACTATCTGTAGCCTTTTTAAGAGATACTGTTCTACTTTTGGTGTATGCTTTTCTAGGTAGTTTAGTTCGTCGTTTATTGCTAGCGTCGGCAGACATACAGTTGCACCCATCCTTAATACTTGCATAATTTTTTGTGATTCATTTTCGATAACGTGTATGTCCCTAGTCTCTGTATCACTTACAAGATAGCCACTAGGGTCATAGTTGTTACGAAGGGTGAGAGGCAGAGATGTCTGTAATCCACGGGTCTGTACTGTGGCAGGGTCTCCGCCTCTCTTCTCGTGCGTCTCAACATACACACAGTACAAGTGCGGATTAAGTTGCATTAGTTTTAGTGGGTATGTTTCTACGTACAATACAGGCATTACAGTTCACGCTTCTCTATTTTTGTGTACCACGCTTTGGGCGGAAACTTTGCCTTAGATGTAACCTTGTCGTGATACTCTGCTTTCTTCCAGCATTTCTCTTTAAAGGAACAGAAGGTACACGTCTTAGGCATCAGCTTATTGCCTGTATAAATTCTTTCTCCTTTGACCGTGTAGGCTTCATCAACGGGTTCGAAGGGTATCTTGAACTTCTCGTCGTTGGTTAGGCTCTCCACGCGGCTGTGAGCGTCAGCAATGTATGCGTCACGGTCTTCTGTTTGGTCTGCAGGTGCTTCAACAAAGTCCCACTCACCAGATGACTTGTTAATGGCAATCCATCCACCAAACGGCATACCTTGTGATTCACTGTACAGGTAGCCCTGCATAATGTACCCAAAGGGGTCATCCTCTTTGATAACGTCATAGCCGCCACGTCCTGAGAACTTGTTGTCGTATGACCAAGGGCTAGTGGACTTAACATCCCACACCTTATCCTCGCCGTCATTCATAACAAGGTCGAGTGTGCCTTTGATTTTCTGACCACCAAGTTCGAGTTCGCAGGAGCGTTGGGTATCTATTACGTTGACACCAGCAGACTTCATGATGAAGACAGCGGCTGCTTCCACAAGGTCACCTAACAAAAAGCGCATAACGTCATTGTATGCTAGCTCCTGCTTGTATCCTTGCTTCTCTAGCTTCTGCTGGCACAGGGGTCTTCCTACACCCGACATACGAATCCGGTAGTCACCACGGTTGGACAACTGCTTACGCAGGGAGTCCTCGCAATCCTTACCAAACTGTTTAATCAAGTCGTCGAGGCGGGAAGCGTCAACTTCTCCCCGCCCGACTTTCTTTAGGAACTCCTGTATTTCTACAAGAGCAATCATTACCCGAACCGCTTAGACAAGTCTGCGTCTTCGTCAGTTAGGTTTTGCTTTGAAGCGTCCTTGTACTCACCAAGGATTTTAGTGTTAGATGCGGCTACCGTATCCATGAACTTTTGCATCATCTCTTTGCGTTCAGCAGTAAATGACACTTCCTTCACCAATTCAGGCTGTGGAATCCAGTAGGTTACCCCACCATTTGCCATGCGCTTTGTGCCTAGCTTGATGTAAGAAGTAGGTAATGGAATCCTGTTGCCTAGCTTCTGCTGGATGAAGTCGTTGATAGGCCGAAACCCTGACCGCTTAAAGTAACCTACAAACGGCATGTTCTCAATCACTGCATCTGAACCGTCTGCGTACTTCCCGTTAGGGATGTCAACAGAGCCGTACAAGATTACGTTACAAGACACTGACTTCGACAACAACAGGCGCGGGTCATCCTGTGCGAGTTCTTCTTCCTCTTTCTTGGAGAGTCTACCACACTTCATGCCGCCTGAGTTATCAGGGAAAGCATCCTGAATTTTCTTACGCTGAACAGAGCGACAAGTAAAGGCACCCTCTTCTTGGTCGTAGATAGACCATTCGTACGTTCGCAGCATTGGGTTGATGAAAACCTCATCAGCGTACACCATGCTTGAACCGTCGTAGATTTTCCACGTACCACGCTTCAGTGTTTCACCATCATCAGTGTCTGCATCGTAGTTGATACGAAGACTTGACAGTGATGGAGCCTTTGTTTGGGATGTGTCATCCTGACCAAGTGCCGCCAACAATGATGCAGTATCGTCTGCGATGTCGATTGAAAATTCATTACTTACTGTTTCTAGTTCTGTTCCCATGTATATCTCCACTGGGTTAATGTTGAACGTAAAGGGATTATACCTCAAAGACTGCCTCTAAGTCAAGCCAGTTTTTTCCCATTTTTAATTCTATACCAACAGGCATAGTATATTCAATGGCATAGCGTCTTTTTGTTTCTTCTGGAAGACATAGCATGGCCTTCGCCATTACCTGAATACAGGCTTCTTCTTCTCCGGGAAACACGTCTATGACAATAGAATCATGTACTGTGTTGCAGATTACAGACTTCATACCCTGCATATCATTGTATAGTTTAACCAGTGCCATTGGCAACAAGTCGGCAGTAGCAAAGCCTTGCACAGGGTAATTACAGATTGCTGTGCGGTTTGTGGCTGTACCCCACTCAGTCCACTTAGCATCAGGGAAAGCATACTGCCTACCTGACGGCAGGGTAATCTCTTTCTTTGTCACTGCATCTTTTTGCAAATCTTTGTGCCAGCCTGTCACGCCACTATACTTCTCCTTAAAGGCACGGTAGTAACGTTGCTGGTCCTCTGTACCACTAACGCCGCCATACAGCGGTTTAAAGGTGTGTGCTTTAGCTTCTTGTCTTGTACAGCCAATCACACTGGCGGTGTAGCTATGCACGTCTGTGCCTTGTTCTACGTCCAGCGTTACGGCATTGTCCTTTGCAAGGAAGCCTGCCACCCTAAATTCTAGCTGGGCGTAGTCACCCTCTAGGATACTACCGCCCTCGAACCTGCTTTCTACAGCACGACGAATAGCAAAGGTAGAACCACGCGGCATGTTCTGGAAGTTAGGGTTGCGGCTAGATAGTCTGCCTGTTGCCGTGACACACTGCATGAACTCGGTGTGGATGAAGTCTTTCTCATCCATGTTGTTCTCCATCCCCTCAACAAAGGAACGCAGATATGTTCGCAGGGCAGAGTATCGGATGTACGACTGAGCAAACTCACGGGCCTCACCTCTCAGTGAAAGGGACATGTCTTCTAATGTTTCTTTGTCCGTCTTAAACCCACCAGATGCAACGTCAAATGCGTCACGCGGTATCATCTTGAATCCTGCAACTTCGCCTGTCTTCTCATAAGCAACACCCCTGCCTTCACAAGGTTTGCAAATACGTACGGCCTTGCCAACGGTGCCGTCTTTACGTAAAGGGTTAAACCGTCCTTTACCATTACAAGCACCACATTGTGAGCCTATAGTTTTGTAGACTACATCTGTGTTACGCAGTACGTGTCCCTTAAACTCAGCGCGAGACATACGCTTACGCAGCTTTGGTTTCTTGGTTGCGCCACGCATCTCATGCCCTAAGTTAAACGTCATGGCCCAATGCTTTTTGTCTTGTACCTTACAGGAGTACATGACCATTGACCTGTCGTCTGGACTGTCGAGGTTTACTGGGGTGTCACCCATCGCGTTCGCGGCTAGTTCGTTTAGTCTGCGCTCAAGGGTGAATAGTTCTTGTTCGTATTCTTCTCTAATCTTAGATAACGTTTGTCTGTTTATCTTGATGCCGTTCTGCTCTATGTGAGCAAGAACGTTTGTCATCTCAAACGACAGACGTAAGGTTGGTAGTAGTGTCATTATACATTTCCTCAAATGTTGTGCCAAAGGCTTTGAGTTGGGCTACAGCAACGTCTTCTGTAGCGATTACGTCAGCGATACCATACTCTACAATAGTATCCCATGGTATGTCAAAGAATGTCTTGCCCTCTTTAAAGTAAGGAGTGATAAGGTCTTTCTCCTTTTGAACACCACCATACTTCTCCGCAACTGCCGATAATCCTAAAGGCCATCGTCTAGCTTTGGCAAGAACGTACTCAGCAACCATGGTGTCGTACACGTTGCCGTCGTACTTGAAGTTGCACTCGCGTATCCAAGACAGGTCAAACTTAATGTTATGTCCGATTACTACATCAGCAAGGTTCAAGGCATCCTGAAAGATGTTGAAGCCGTCATTGCTAGGTGGCTCTGTGCTGTGGTCAAAGCATATGTATTTCACCTTGTCCATACCTAGCCACTTGAAACCTAACGACACCAACGTATTGCCGAAGTACGGCAGAGGTGTAGACGAGCCGTTAGCTTTTTCTTTGTGTGTAGTTTCTACGTCAAACGTCAAGACTTTCATCAGTAATAAACCCCCGTGTGTACATCTATGTGGCTGGTGAACATACCATGCCACCCATTCAGTTTATTCTTTGAGATGCAGATGTGTCGTGCTGTGTTCTCTTCTTCTGATGTGCCAGTCTTACCAATACCAATGATGACATCAGCCTCACCAGCCTTGCCAGTACGTGAACCATCCAGCATTGAATAGTCAATGAACTGACGGTCATGTGCATCAAAGCTAGCCTGAGACACTGACCATATCAGAAGTTTGTTGCGCTTGGCAATCTCACGAGCAAGAACGTACGTTTCTTTCAGGCGTTCGTCACCACGGTTAAAGTCACCTGCAACTCTGAACTTATCTAGCTGGTCACAAAACATAACGTCTGGTTCGTTTAGCTGGGCATACTCGTTCAGTTCATCCATTGATGTTCCCACAGAATCCATAACAACAAGGTACGGCTCCACCTCTTCTATGTAGCGTTGCTCTAGGGTATGTCGCTCCTCGACCATTTGTTGTCGTGTACGTTCAAAATACGACTGGATAATTCGCAGCTTAATCTTTTCGGCTGGCTCTTCGTTGGCCCAGTACACAACCTTGTGCTTACTGCGTATGTAGTTCGCGGCAAGAAAGGCACAGAACGTTGTCTTGCCTACCTCTGGCCTTGCAAACAGGATACCAAGGTTGCCTCTATCCATGCCTGTCAAATGCTCACGCAACAAATCCCAACCGAATGGGAAGTCAGGGTCACCTGTCTCTTCTTCTACAAGCTGTGTAAATCCTTTATCCATCTCACTATACGTTGTCTTGTCAGACATCCGCCCATCTTCAACCATGTCAATCAAAGTTTTTAATTCACCAAAATGCTCAGACTCACCCGTGAAGATGGCAATCGCCTTCTCCCCAATCTGTCTGGCTCTGTCCCGAACCCAGAAGTTCTTGACTAC